GAGAATATGTGGACCTTCTTCGTGAGGTTGAGAATCAAAAGCATCAAAGAGTGCTCTCATCCCGGCAATCACTCCGGCCACATCTTTACTGTGTAAAGCTTCGATGAGTTCTTCCCCCATAGCATGAAGCATTTCATCATCTTCACGCATCCCATCTTCTCGCTTTTCCACATTCTGGCTTTCTGGACCCAGAATCGCCGTTACAGCCTTTTTCTTATCTGCCATTATGATCACAGATACCCCCTTAAACAGCGGTCGAACGTGTGAAGGAAAAGAAGAGTCTCAGAGCTTCTCCGCTCGCAGGAACTTCAGCTACAAAACTAGCGCCTGCGCCCGTTCCAAACTGAAGGACTAAGTTAGCCAGAGTTGAGCTGGTGATGTTGTTTCCCACCAGGAACATGCTAGGAGCTGCTGGAGCTAGTGCGCCTGTCGAAGCTCCTCCTTGTACCCCTGCTTCATCCCAAAGATGACTAGCGCTTAAAAGCCTGACATAAGGATCTAATCTGGCCGGACTAAATTGAGCACCGAATGTGATGGTGTATTGTCCGCCCGAAACGGTTAATCCTGTATTTGTTCCTGTGGCTGCCTGAGAGATCACCATGGTACCTGCACCTGGGTTCATGCTTGAAATGGTGGTATTCGCCGGTATATGTACCCCGCCGTCACTGATTCCCATTCCTACATAAAGTCCGGCAAAAGAGCTGACTGAGCTGATGGTGGTGCTGGTGTTAGCAGAAGTTCCTGTAATCGATATGCTATTTAAAGCAATATTACAGATACCTTTTGAATAATTAGTATTTAATGTCGGTGCTCCGGCAGCTCCAAAACTAATGAGAGCAAATACGGAAACCACATCGGCCTCAAAGGCGAATTGTACAGGTCTTACATATCTATTCATGATTCGAATTCCTTTTCGAATAACCAGGTTCTTGGCCTGGAGGGACGGATTATGATTTTCCCAGTTGCCCCCAAGTGGGAAAATTGAAGGGCTTCCACCTTCTGCACAACCTTCCGGTTGCTCTTCTCCGTTTAAGGCCGGAGCATCCCTCGCCTTCGCAAGACGAACTTAGACTGACAACTTCACATACATGGAATGTCCTGGAGCAGCACAGCCCACCTGAGCATATGCGGCCAAACGGAATTCAAATGCATCTGCTGAAGCTTGTCGCAAGAAGCTCACGCCGTCGTCATCGACGATATGGGGAGCCTGTTTCAAGCTATACAGAGCCCAATCATCCATGGTCAGGAGATAGGCAGTGTAAGGAGGGCAATTTCTATCCGCAACCACGGTGAAATTGCTTCCTGCACCTTGAATCTCAATCCCTTTGAAGAAGACCATCACATTGCCATTTTGATCCTTGGGTCCTTCAATCTTGGACTCATAGATGTTTCTAGCAGCGCAGGACTTCTGGAGTGCTGCATAGGCATTTGGACCTACGAAGCAGTAGTTTGGGTACCCACCTTCCATAAAGAGTTGGGTTGAACCGTCATAAAGAGCTTCTTCCACGCTCTGACCGTTCTGGCTTCCATCATAGAAACCACCGCCCAATCTCCACGTGTCTGCATATCGGTTCACACCGAAGAAGACGTCCGAAGAGGTGATATTCTGGCTATTTCCAATCCATGCAGCTAAGCCCGTCATAGCGACTGGGACAAAGTTACTGGAAATGGTAGGGCCGTTGAGAGGTGATGTACCGTTAATGGCTACATAGTCCCCCGCCTGCCATCCTGTCGGAGTAGCAGGTGTGCTAGGGTTAGCAGCAGCAGCATTACCCACTGTTACCTGGCCCGCAGAACGATTGATGGATACCACGTACCCATACCCTGTCCTTTGAGTCACCGTCGCACCTTGCACAGGGTCAGCGCTCGTAGCTAGCATGACCTGACCTACCGTAAAATAACGTGCATCAGTTGGGTTGACCAATGTGATCACACCTGTGCTGATAGACGAAATGGAACCGATTGAACCTGAACCAGATCGATAGATCTGCTGGGACAATAGGTTTGTGGTTCCTTGAATCATGGCGTCCATCGAAGCCATTTGGCCGTTGACGAAAGCACCGATATTCTCGGAAGCGGATAACATGGCCTGACGGTCAATGATATGCACGCCATAGAGAGAAGCTCTCGTCAGCATGAATTTCACAAACTTAGCTGGGCCTTGGTTACCACCAATTCCTGTTCCAGAGTTAATCAGCTGGTTAGGAAGCTGAGCATTTGCGAATACGTTCGCAATACCGCTTGGGGTTTCATAAATCGTAGGTAATGGATAAGTCTCACCGACGAAGTCCTCTTTTTTTCTCAATAGAGAATAGAGAGGGTTATTTTTGTAATAAAGAATGGCAAGTTTTTGTCCGTCGTAAATCTGTTTTAGGATGCCGGAAATTTCCTGCATTCCCAACGCGCCGGACGTATTGGCAGTAAACGGGCCATTGGCTGAAGAGCCTTGGCCTTCGTTATACGAACCAACGAAACTAGTTACTGTGCTAGACATGGAAAGCTCCTAGTTAAGGTCGGATGCCCCGAGCCCATGCGATAGCCCTGGCCACCCTTTCCTCGTCGGTTAAGACGCGATCGGGCACGGTGCTAGATGAGGCTGAGAGCTGATTGTTTAACGTCTTCGGCGCTTGACTTCGGGTATTTATCGACTTTTCCGGCGTTTTAGGAGCTGGGCGCGGAGCCAGCATAGCTTGCAGTTTTTTCAACTGCCGGGCTTTATCATACTTTTGCTCAAGATACTCTTCAACTTTATCAGCAGCTTGTGCAATCGTGAGGACCTCCCCGGTTCCTGTTTCGGGGTCCTTGGTCCTATTGTAATGCCCTTCAATCACATCATAGACTAAACCATCGTTTTGTTCAAAAGCGATGAATTCATATCTTTCTGAATTTTGTTTAATATAATCTGAAATCTCAGTCTTGAACTCGGTAATAGTTCTTGTTTCTTCCTCTTCAGCGCGATGCTTTTCATTTTCTATTCTACGCTGTTCTAATTCTTGTTGTTGTCTGAGGAAGGTATCTAAGCGTTCTTCAACCTGTTTCACCTGAAGTTCAGCTGGGACCTGCCCATCTTTAAGAGCGACTTCAGTCAATTCCTGATAGCTGAGACCCAACATCTCAAGAGCTTTTAAGGGATTGGTCTTTTTTAAAGTCTCAAATTCAGTGACCCTTTTTTCGCGCTCTTCAAACTGTTTTAATCGGTCTTCTAAATCTCTTTCTCTTTGTGTAGCAGCTCTTTCCTTGTCCAGAGTAAGGCGTTCTCTTTTTAAAAGAGCTTGAAACTTGGGGGAAATCTTTCCATCTTCGGTCAGAGTCTTTGTTTCTGTAGCTTCGGGTTTTGCGTTCAATACTTCTTTGCCATTCAGTACTTCAATAGCCGTGGTCGGCGGCGCTTGTGTCGGTGTAGTTTGCGAAGGTGTTGCTGCGACTGCGACTTGTGTCATCTTTATCCTCTATACGGGTACGGCCTGTGGAAGATCGGGAGAAAGTCTCTCCGCCATTGGTACGACAGGCTCTGGGTTCTGTTCAGGAATCGGAATGCCTGCTTGCGGCTCTTCAGGCACTTCTGGTTCCGGTGCTAAAAACGCATCTACTTGTTTATTAAAGGTTCTGAGCTTTTCCATGCGATCATCAGGAAGCTCGTTTAATTTTCCTTCGGCTATGTATTGGAGAACCAACTTCTTAGCCACCAAATGGTTATCGTCTGGTTCTGGAGCTGTGTAACCTTTCCCATCGACGATATCGTCCAGGATCTTATGTAAATAATCCTGTGAAGCGTTGGCAAGCTTCTCTTCTGCTTCTAAATCAGGGAAATCAAGCACTCTTCGGCCCACTTGTGGGTCAATGAGTCCTGATTCCATCATTTCTGTAATAGTAGCAATTCGTCCTTCTGGATCACTGGGAAGCTTAGAGACTGGGTAGAGCTGAAGAACAAAAGAATCTTCTTCCAAATCACATTCTTTCCAATCAATGGTTTGAATGAATCTCTTTCCCGGGACATTTACACTTTTTAATTCTCCGCCATTCTCGTAATGATCTTTAGCGACCGCCACACTGATTCGCGCCAGGTCTATGAATACATGCTGGTACATCTTATTCACTGTATTGTGACGTTGCGTATTAATATTCTGTTCAGTCCGCATGGCACGCCCTGAATTTACGCCCGGAGTCTTCACAGAAGTGGCACCCATTTGAGAGATGCCGGGAAGATTATAGCCTCGCCCAATCATTTCATTGAGATGATTATAGATTTCCGGTTGAACCAACTGAGGAACTACATATTGAGGAGGTGTGTCCCCGGCATATTCTAAGATAGTTCCAATGAGATTATCGAAATGAGATTTAATGATCTTAGAGCCTGCTTTGACGAATATCTTATGAGTTCCGCCAAGGTATAAGCTTCTTTGAATGGAAATGAGAGTTCTGTTGATCTCCACCTGGATCGGCACTAATTGTTCTGCCAAGCTCTGTGCATAAAATCCGTAAAGTCTGGGGCTATACCTCATGATCGCAAATGGGAAGAAGTCATGCTTATAGTCTTCTTCTAAGAACGTGAAATCAGCAGCACTGATCGTGTGAAGCCCCGGTTGATCACCTACCGGCAATCTCCAGGACTCCACTACTGTTACAGTGTCGCCCACTGATCTTTGATTAGCTGAGATAAAATGAGCCGTCCCCGACATGAGACTGATCTCTGCCTTAAACTCAGGGAACATCTCGGCCAGTTCTGTCCTATCAATATTCTTGATCCGATGAAGCGTGCGAGTAGATTGCGGCCCATAATGGGACTCTAAATAATCTACCAGAAGCTCGTAGGGTAACACTCGCTCGTATTTCAGTTTTCCGCCTTGAACATAAACATGAACGATCCCTTCTCCAAAGACACAGCAGTCTCTGAAGATCAGAGGCATCAATTCATAGACTTTATTCTGATAGAAGGTCCCGTAACAATAAGCATCAAGCTTTTGGGCGCGTCTTTGAACCCGTGAATTGCCACCGCTAGTTAAGAACATCGGTTTAGGTTGGTTTTCAGTAATGAGGCTCACTAACGTATCCACGCAGGACTGAACCAGGTTATAGGTCAGTCGGTCTCTGGCCGGGGCCGTCGGTCTCCCGCTGTTAGCCAGAGCGTAACCATTCCAAAAAGTAGGAGTGTAAGTGCCATACAACCTTGCATACGTGTTGTAAGAATCAATTCTGCCTCGGTCTGCCTGGATAATTTGTCCAACCTGAGACATGATAGCGCTTGGCAGCATTTTACCCTTGGCCAACCACCAGCGATTCGATCGGGGCATGACTTTGGGCTTTGGAACTTTTACCGGATCTTTCTTTTCGTTTGGATCTGCTTTATTAAAATCGCGGTAGTCCATGATTAACCTGTTTCAGTTAAAGTCTGGTCTCCAGTTAATGCAACGGGAGCTGCTTCAGGAGCTGGTGAAGCGGACCAATTAAGAATCTGGTCAGCACTCATCAGGTCATCCCCACGAAAAGAATCTGTTCCCTGTGGAACAAGTAGACCTTTTTGGTTTAATTTTGGTTTAGGCTTCTTAACTTTGAGTTTCTTTTTCTTAGATACAAACCGAATCTCAAGTTCGTTCGACTTGAAGTAATCGACTCGATTCTTATTTAAAAGTGGGACAAGCTTGTTCAGAAGGGCGATATCCACATAAAGTATGATTTGAGGACAAGGATGATTCTGGATGTGCTGGCATGGTTCGGAGTGCTTTGGTTAATCTTACTGATACTCTATTGTGCCTGGCATACGATGGAGATTTGGATTCCTTGCTTACTCTTTCTAGGGGGCGTTGTGTTTATGTTGTGGTCGGTTTGTCGGGTTCTGGGCCACTGCTAGTTTTACGATCCAGCTTCTTGAAGAAAGCCAAAAGAGCCCGGGTAGCTTTTCCATCTTTAATCACCCACCCCAGTTCAGGGTGGTAGACGTCCTTCTTTCCAGTTTGTCGGGTTAATTCATAGACGGCCCGTCGCACCTTGTCATTCAACTCACTCATCCCAGTCACCACCGATTCTTTTCCCAAGCATCATCTACTGCCCTTTCCACCTGCATTTTTCTTATATCGTGTTTCTCAAGGTGGTCTTTCATCATCCATTCATCAAAACATTCATATTCTTCACAGAGCGTGCATTTGAGAACGTGGTCTTCCTGCGCATGCTTTGCCATCTCATCATAGGTCGGAAAGGTTTTATAACAGCGGTAGCATTGCCTGAATTCAGTTCCCGAAGATTTCATTAAACTCCTTTTCCTGCTCATCCCAGGTGTCATCATAAGCCAGCTCCAGATGGTTCTGGTTCTGCTTCTTCCTAACTTCTTCCTGAAGCTTTTCGATATGGGCCGGTTCCCACTGGTCTTGTTTATGGGGGTCTACCCATTTGCGGCCATGATCAAACACGCCGAGATAAGAATAGCAATAACGCCATAAATAGAGCACCGAGTCACACAAATCGTTGTGAATAGATTCATCTTCTTTTCTAGGCTCTAAGACCTTTCCATTGGTATCCGTTTCCCAGACTAAGCTTTCATATTCCTGTTGGAGAGGTTTCGTTTCTTTCTCTAAAAGGAGAATCTTCTTCTGAATGAAGTCGTCATTCATGATTTTGATAAAGTCAGCTTTACCTTTCTTGTCCGTAGGGAGCAAATGAGTCCCATGCCGGTTATTCAGCTCCGCCAAGGCTTGCTTATTTGCTCCATCGCAGACCTTCACGTCGAACTTATATTTACGTTCTAGCAAATGGATATGAAGCGCTACGTCAGTGATATCCATCTTGAGCGCTTTAAAGGCATATACAATAAACAAAATAGGTAATCCTTCGGAATAAGCTCCTATGGCAAAGGCAGTACTGTCCGGAGAATGAGCCAAGTCAACCCCAAGCACGTAACGAAAACCAACATCAGAGGCAGGAGTGTTAGGCACACAATTACCATCCGCTCGAAATTTGTAAACTCTGGCTTCTTCGTCAATGACCCATTCGTTTCGATACCATTGTCGAAATAATGAAGTTTCCATGAACTCAGGTCGGTTCTTTTGGATGTCATCCAGCTCCTCTTTCCATTGCCGTGCAACATAAGGATTGTCTAAAGCGCTCCAGCTAAAGACCTTCCATCCGTTTTCTCGACCCGTAGTAATGTCAAAGAAGAGTCCAGCCGTTCTGTTCCCAGCTGTGCCCATCAGGCAAATCGTACCCCCCTGATCGATTACCGTAGGTCCCAACACCCCATAAACTAAAGTTCTCATGTCAATGCGGTAGCTTTGAGACTCATCTATAATGACGAGCTTCCATTTCTTGCCTAAGAGCTTTTTCATTTGCTCCTCGGTCGCATCCACACCCGTAATATAAATCATGGATCCATTAGAGTGTGTGAGTGTCAGCTCAGTTAGATTAGGCTCGACCGAAAGATTATGCTTAGTGTTAATGTCGATCAGAATATCTTTCCAAATAATGCCCTTCGCTACTCCGCGAGAAAGACCTATATAAAGGCAGTTGCAATTGGAATAATTAAGAGCCGTTTGGGTGAGGTATGTTCCAGCTGTGTAGGATTTGGCCGCACGTCTTGTGCACCAAAGCACCTTCCTCCTTGCGGGGTCCTCTATAAACTCACATTGTTTAGGGAAGTTTCGGTCCAGTATGCTCGGAGGCTCCGTTAGCAATTCCGCTGCCTCCTGCACTAGGGATTCCATCAGTTCCAGGACGTCCATTTTTAATATTCTCTAATACGTCTATATACCTCTTCATGAGTGTCACTTTCTGATCAGGTAATAGATCTGGTTTGGCCGGTTTAATATGTTCAATTGTCTTGAGCTTTGGATAGGAGTAGTGCGCCAGGTCCTTGATGATATCTGCTGCAATCTTTAAATAAATATGGCCTTTATCCTCGGTGGGAAATAATCCACTCATCTCTCTTGCTTTAGATATGGCCTCAAAGATCGTTCCATAGTTATCGAAAACGGCCATCGCTTTTTTATAGCAAAGAATCATTTCCCTAGCGGGCTCAACTCCTTCTTCTTTTAGAATCTCAGAGACGGATTTAGGACCCGAGACCATTTCCAAGACAGGATAATGGGCAGGTCTTCTGCTCATGATGGGAGCTTTACTAGGACTTCCTTTTTTTCTGCCCCCGTATTTAGGGTGCCCAGGTTCGAACGGCATACTATATTTTACATGAGTCAATACTAACTAGGCGCTCAATTCTTCTTTTTCTTCGTCTTTAGTATCTACTTTTGTTTCACCCTTTAGAAGCTTGATACTTTGAATATTGGCATAAGGAACAATGTGTTCATCTCCAGTCGAAGTTTTGACGTAGATACCAAACGGCAATATCTCCGCTTCCAGTTTCATGTTCACACAGTGAAATGCGTGTTTAGGCATAGGCCCGATGCTCGGGTCGATGTGACAGCGAAAGAACTCTATTTTCTTACCTTTTAGATTCATTTGATTTCCTTTCAAAAGAGATGAGGGACAAATTTAAAGTTTTCGAATCGCTCAGATGAGCGACCCATGATTTTTGCTGCTTGATAGGTCATATGGGTGAAAATGACGGTCTTTTTGGTCACCGGGGCGATCCTATTAATAAGTTCTTTTCCTATTCCATTCTGCTTAAAGAGGGTCTTTATATAGACGTAATGAATCACCGGAACCGTATCTATTGTTTCATAGGCCGCCCATCCGATAATATGCCAAGGATCATCCGAAGGAGCACAAACAAGGATGTTCTCCGAATTCTCTAAAACAAACTTTTCTCTACGAGGCCGATGAATTTTATGGAACGATTCGCGACTGACGAAACCGGCATAGGAACTGGAATGATAAGAAGATCCCCACGAATCTATAATAAAACTATGATCGGCCTGAGTTGCAGGACGATAGAGGAGTTCGACTTGTTCACTCACACAAAGTATGATTTGAGGACTATTTTAATCTCAGATAATTTCTGATCTTCTTAATTTTCCTACAAATCCAGGTCTGATCAAAATCGACTTCTTTGGCTATTTCCCTCGAACTCTTACCTTCGGCATGCATGGTCCATATTTTCTCATCAATACTGTTTTCAAATTCGCTCCGAGCGGCGTGCTGAAGAGCCCAGGAATAATAATCGCGAATGGGTCCCATAAGATCCATTGTGAATCTTTTAAGCTGATGCAAGCGTTCAGTGTAGAAGACCATCCTGCCATTATCATCTTCTATGTCCTGAAAGCCCTGCTCCTTGAGCCTGGCATAATACTGCCGCTGAAGTTTTTTAAACTCCCGAGTTTTATAGACACTCATCATTTATGCTGGCTCTGGCAGGTCCTCGAGATCTGTCACTTCTTCTAAGTTTGGCCTATCCTCGACGGTTTCTGTGACAGGATTCTTCTTGGCCTCTTCTTCCATCTTAAGAGCCCATTTTTTCTTAAGCTCATCCATGGCCTTTTTCTTTTGGCCTTGAGCGAGTTCATTCATTGCGAGCCGCTTACAGAAATTGGCAATATGCCCATAAGGCTTTCTGATGCTTTGACCAGGAACCGAGGTCACCTGACCTGCGATGGTTGCCCTCACTTCAGCGCTATCCGGAATTCCGTATTGTTCAAAGAGAACCTGGCACAAGGCTTCGTATTCCTCTTCCGTTCGTGGAAGCTTCCTAGGGACATAGGCAGTGAAGTGATAATAGAGTTTCTTCAGTCTCTTCATACAGAATCCGGTGTTTTTTCTGCATTCTTGAGAGCCTGTAGATCCAAACAGAGCTTATTCATAGCCATAAATTCTTGATCTATTTCAACTTCGAGTAACTTCTTTCTGAACTCTTTATCTCCCACCATAGCCGCATGCTTTTTATATTCTTCGTTTATGTCTTTTTCTGTCTTTGTAGGTATTTCGGATGTAGATGGAACTTCTTGCACCTGCGAAGGAACGACGTTTGACATAGGATCTCCTTTTCCTTATTTTACAAAGAGTATTGTTTCAATTCTTATTAGAATCAACAATTTTCACGGAGAATAAAATGTTACAAGGACTCGTAGACGCACTGTTGCCCACACTGGTTCAAGAAGCTGAAACCCTTTTAGGAAGCAAGCCGCAATCCAACGATTGGATTACGGGCTTAGTCCAGGAAATAGCATCTCTTTTAGGTAATAAATTACCAGGCTGGCTACAGCCAGAAATGGATGAAATCGAAGCTCTGATAGAAGCTGGTCTTGAAAAACTAGTGTCAAAAGTTTGATATTGTTTCCAAAATTTAGTTACCTGATGTGAGCCATTGAGCAAAGCGGATAGAAGTAAAATAGACTTTGTGTAATGGTTCATATTCTATTTTTGATTTCTTTTGATGGAATGAAAAGCCTCAAAACGTACTTTATGACTAGCTCAAATTAAAAACGTTGAGCGAACCCATTAGGAGTCATAAAAGATGCTGAAGGAAATCACTCCGTCTTATCCCATCTTTAACAATGCCAGTATGACTGGCAGTACCACCATCACTTCACTTCAAACAAACGTTGGATATAAAGATTCAGTTTCGATTGAGTTAGTGTGGACCGGAACTCCCACAGGAAACTTCTTTGTTCAGGGATCAAATAGTTATAATCCGGGCACACCGCAAACAGGTACACCTAATGCGGGTACTTGGACCACTATCCCAGTTGTAGATCCCACCACTGGTCAGACACCGCAAGCATCAGGTCAGGCCGGACAGAATTTAATTAATCTGAAACAGGCCGGGTTTCCATGGATCCAAGTGGTCTACACGAACGCATCCGGCACCGGAACCCTTAATGCAGTTATTTACGCAAAGAGTCTAGGCTAATGGCTACATCAAATTATTCTGAAATCGTAACCCCCGTTTATATTACAGGTGGAATTTCGGTAGCTGTGGGCGTACCGGATGAAACCGCTTTCACCTACGGCGTTTCTATTACGGACCCTATCGGGGGCGTGTATCAAGATGCTTCTCCGGCAGTGTCCTCGCAAGGAAAAGTAGGCGGAATTAGAATCACTCAGTTCCGAGGAATGCACGTCAATTTAAGGGATAGCTCCGGAAATGAACTTCTAGGGCAGAAATTAAGCGCAGCAAGTATCCCAGTAGTCCTAGCTTCAGACCAATCTATTATTAGCACGGGCGATGCGGCCGATGGACCCGTGGCTCCAAATACCGCTGCTAGCAAGTCCATGTTAATCGGAGGAGTGTATAATACTGTTCTTCCCTCTCCTACTACTGGCCAGCAAATGGCCCTTCAGCTGGATTCTAGCGGTAGAATCATTATTTCTCCACTTACAATAGCAAGTGTAATCAAAGTTGATTTACAGGATGGATCCGGCAATGTAATCAATTCTACTTCAAATGCTTTAGATGTGGCAGTCACTCAGCCCCTGCCAGCTGGCACCAATACCATAGGCTCTTTTTCAGTTACTGGCACAGCCATTGGGAATGCTCCCATTCAAAATGTTTATTCCTCTACGAATATTACTACAGGCGCTTATGTTCAATTGGTGGCAAGCACATCAAGCGCTATCAATACCCTTTATATTTTCGATTCTTCGGGTCAAGCGATGATTTTAGGAATAGGTGCACCCGCTTCTGAAGTAACAACTCTCTATGTGCCACCAGGCGGAGGAGATTACACTTTGCATATACCGGCAGGATCTCGCCTAGCATACAAAGCGCTCACCGCTAATGCCACCTCCGGTTACCTCTTAATGAGCTTCTTAGGATAAGATATGGCTAATTCACCTTTTATTTATGGCCCTAACGGCGCAACCAGTTTAGTACCAGGAGGAATAACTCTTCCGGGTTCTACCAGCGGCACAATACAAATTGAACCTAATGCCTCTACCACTTCTTACACGATAATAATGCCAGCTGGCCAGGGCGGCGTATCTACCTTTCTGCAAAACGATGGATTCGGAAATTTAACTTGGGTTGCGGGAAATCCTGGCACTGTTACATCTTTTGCATTTACAAATGGTGCCAATATCACGGGAACCGTCACAACTCCTACGAGCGTTCCTACTTTATCCTTAGCTCCTACGAGTTCAGTTCCAGCAGCTTCTAGCTTTGCTTCATGGGATTCCAATAAGAATTTATCTGCAAATAATTTAATTGATGCTTATACAACTACCGCCACCGCTGCCGGGACCACTACTCTAACGGTAAGTAGTACTGCACAACAATATTTCACAGGGACCACAACGCAAACCGTTGTTTTACCTGTTACCTCAACCCTAGTATTAGGCCAACAATTTATAATAGTGAACACATCTACCGGGCTTGTGACGGTAGAATCTTCAGGAGCCAATGTTATCCAAATCATGGCTTCTAATACTCAATTAATAGCCACGTGTATTTTGACTTCAGGAACGACAGCGGCTTCTTGGAGCATTAGCTATATCGCCCTAGGAATCTCTGTCCCTACTCAGCCCACGATTCAAAAATTTACATCAGGTTCAGGCACCTACACCACTCCGCCAGGGGTTCAATTTATTCGGGTCCGAATGGTAGGAGGAGGCGGAGGCGGAGGGGCCGGTGTTGGGAACGTAGGAGGAAGTAACGGCGGCAATACTACCTTTGGAACTACCTTATTGGTCGCAAACGGTGGTTCAGGCGCAACAAATAATAGCAGTCTTAACGGTGGTGCTGGTGGAACCGCTTCTCTGGGAGGCGTGCCAGGAACTGCGATAACTGGCACTACGGGTGCCTGCGGACTAGATTTGAGCGCCGGGATTACAGCTGGTGCCCAGGGAGGTAGCGCCCCTTATTTCTCAGGCGCGGGTGCAGGGACTGAAGGAAATGGCGGAAATGGCATTGCAAATACGGGCGGTGGTGGCGCCGGAGCTATAAATGGCACGACTGCCGGCGGGGGCGGCGGCGGTTCGGGCGGATTCGTAGAAGCGATTATCACTGGCCCCTTAGCAACCTATGCTTATGCAGTAGGCGCAGGCGGTGCCGGGGGCAATAGCAGCGGCATAGGGGGTACCGGAGGATCCGGTTATATAGAAGTCACTGAATATTATATCAACTTAGCCATCAGCACTAATGTCGCTGTCGGAGCGAATACCATTTTAGCAGGCCCTTCAAGCGGAGCTTCAGCAGTTCCCACTTTTAGATCCTTAGCAACCGGAGATTTTGTAGCTCCTACGATTCAAAACTTTACATCAGGTTCAGGCACCTACACTACTCCGACCGCTCCTAGATCTCCTGTATATATTCGCGTCAGAATGGTCGGGGGCGGTGGTGGCGGAGGCGGCGGTTCCGGAACTGGTCATACCGACGGTGGAACTGGCGGAACTGGTGGGTCCACAACATTCGCATCTAACACTTGTGCTGGCGGTGTCGGCGGCGGTGATTATGGCAACGGCATCAGTACCGGTGGCGCAGGTGGAGCACCTACACTAGGCACAGGTGTTGGTACTGCAATGACTGGAAACGGGGGAGCAGCAGGTGGAACGAATGGCTCAACTAGAATTTACCCAGGTGGCAGCGGTGGTGCCGGCCCTTGGGGCGGTGCTGCTCAGGGAACTAACTTAAATACGGCCGGTATAGCATCGGCTAATAACAGTGGATCTGGTGGGAGCGGGTGCGGTTCTAATAACGGCGGTACCTCGGGTACAGGTGGTGGAAGTGGCGGATATATTGACTGTTTGATCAGTGGAGCAGCCTTAGTCTCTTCTTTTTCATGGAGTGTGGGAGCAGGTGGTGCTGCTGGCACAGCCGGGACCGGGGGACATGCAGGCGGCGCGGGCGGATCGGGGTATATCGAAGTGACTGAATTTTATCAATAAAGGGTATTTATGCCGTATCGTAGCGAAAAACAAAGACGATTCTTTCATACAGAAACAGCAAAAAAAGCTGGTATTACCGCGGCAGAAGTAAAAGAGTTCGACCATGCTTCTAAAGGGATGAGCTTGCCTGAAGCGATAAAGCACAAGAAATCTCATGAAAAGAGAAAAAAGATGTACCGGGGAGGGATGGTAAAGTGAGACCGAATAACTGCATTGTCATGAATAACCTCAATTCGGCAACCAATCAGAATTCTACCCCTCAATGGACTGATACGATAGTGAGAGCTTCTTTTCAAATCGTTAATACAGGAACCTCCACAGGCTCCGTCCAACTCCAGGGCTCCAATGACCAAGCCATCGGTCTTCCTGCAAATCAATTTACTCCTACAAACTGGTTCAATATTGGCAGCGCTGTGACTATTAATGCTGCCGGGGTATTTTCAATTGCAGAACAGGAACTTTGTTACGAATATTTACAGCTTGTTTATACAGTTAACTCCGCGGGAGTCGGGAGCTTATTGGCCAGGATGAAATCATTTTCTTTTTAAATATGAGGTAAGTATAAATGAGACCAAATAATTGTATTATTATGAATAATCTGAGTGCAGCTTCCAATCAGACTTCTACCGTTCAATGGACTGATACAATCGTAAGGGTTTCCTTTCAGGTGGTTAATTCCGGAACTTCAACCGGAACGCTTCAACTTCAGGCATCAGATGACCAAGCTATCGGACTCCCCGCTAATCAGTTCACTCCTACAAACTGGTTTAACGTGGGTGGAACCGTTTCGGTGACGGGAGCAGGCGTATTTGTGGTTACCCAGCAAGAAGTGGCCTACGAATATTTAAAGTTAGTATTTACGAGCAGTGTGCCCGGCACAGGGACATTGCTAGCCAGGATGAAATCTTTCTCTCTTTAGTATTGTTATTAGAAGGGAGCATTTGGTTCGCTCCCCTCTCTTCACTTTTCGTTATTTTGTGTATTTGCCGAGTACTGGACTCTATTTTCCTCAAGCCATCTATCGAGGTCTTCCCTTAAATACCTGATGCTACGTCCATTTCGAACGTAAGGAGGTGTTTTGATTCTTCCATCTCTGGCGCCGGTCATCCGGCCCTGCCTAAGTGTCGACGGTGAAAATCCAACATATTCGGCTGCTTCTTTCTCTGTAAATCCGCGTTTATTCATATTCTGTTACCTCCGTTTACAGGAATATGTCCTAATTCAATAAAAGTCTTGGAGAGCTTTGGTAATTTTTCTACGGCTCAAAGCTCCCCATTTTTGTTTATCGGGCGAGCCCGTGTAAAATCATCAGATTGATGGGGATGAACGTTTGCCAATATTTTTTTTACGGACCACAACCATGGCCAGTGTGAAGAATTACTCGTCACTGAAAAGTAACTTCTCTTATCTCTTTTATGAGAATCTGTTCAGAAACTTTAATAAGCGCGTCATCAAGCGTACCAGCGGCGATATAAAATTCAACTCCACCATGAAGGATAATGCAAAATCGTTTTCCGGTATCGGGGGGTTTGAAGGGATCTCTTCTTTTTTTTCGGGCTTTTTTTTTATCTTTTACCATCCATAAACATTATTCGATACCAGAACTAAATTAAATTAGTTTTGTCCCGTGGATTTTAGGAGATACAATCAGCTTTTCTAAAGCGATAGTATTAGTTATCGCGAATTGATGGCTTCGAGTTCTTTGGCAGTTCATTTTCTTTTCGTTAGGGTTATTTTCGGCAATTTCTTAAACTTAAATTCCTTGCTCTTAGCGTAAAGCTTAGAGCGGGATATACCTAACTTGATTGCAGCTACATCATAATCCCAATTATAATAGTCCATTGCCAAAACCAAATAATTATATTCGATATATTTAAGATGCCTTTCTAATTCGCCTTTTGTAAAACTGAAAGTTTGACGACTCACACATCCTCCCTTTGATGCGATTCCATAAAGATAAGGTTTTAATATCAGGATACTTGCTTCTTATTTCTTGTTCCATTTCTTCAAAGTCTTTCACTTGTCATCCTCTGGAAGGGCTTCGAGTTCTTTGGCTAATTCGTTTAAATTTTGTTTAAAGTACTCATTAATAACAAAAGTAGATGCAGCTCTCAATGCCTCACATGCCTTGTTTAATCGGGTAGCCAGTTCCGGTAACATTTGCCTGCCAGCTGCGATGAATTCGGCGTTTCCATTCATTGTGTAGCCCCATCCCCCAATTTTACAAATGTATGCGTCAGGGTAATCTTTAATCCAACCTGTTGAATCGTTGACTTCTTGAATAAGGCAATCATCATTCCACCTATTCTTTTCCCAAGGCCCAGGAGTTGCGCGTTCGGATAGTTCAAGGCAAGTGTCTGCAAAGGATTTTTTATATTCTGACTGTTTTGAATCCAGCTGCATTTTTATGACCACCTCCACCAAATTTTTTTGCAATTGCACCGACATCAAATTCATCCTTTGAGCGAAGCGACCACATAATTTGTTTTTCGAATACAGTGTATGAAGCGGCAAATGAACAGTGAGGATATCGCTTCAAAAGCTCCTGGCCTATTTCTGACCAAGCAATTGTTGTGTTTACAACAGGAATTTCATGGCCGTCTAATTCAATAAAATAGGAACCATCGCAGATATTATCCACAAGTATAGTGTATAACCTTTCACAGGTAATACCTTCATTTTTCAAAGTTTCAACATCTAGATTATCCCAAACCTTAAAATCCATCGGATAAGACACTAGGGCTTTATGAATCTGAGCCGTTCCCGGTAGTTTAAATTTCCACAGATCTCTGTCTGAAATATGTTCGATTAACATTGGAGCTAAAGAAGCATGAAAATAATTCCAGGTGAGAAGAGCGCCAGATTTTTCCATGTCGAATATCACGGTTGCATTATGATGTCGCCAGTCGCTCAACATCTCTTTGGCCGTCTTGTGATGATCAATAAGCACGAGAGGAATATGCTCTGCTATTCCTTCTAGAATTTGATAATGATATGAGAAATCTAAAATAAAAATCTGCTCAGCGTCCTTTAAGTCTGGTAGCGGTTCTCCATAAGAAACTGGAATATATTTTACTCCTTGATCACCTAATGCCTTCCATGCAGAAAAAGCCGCACCAAAACCATCATAACAATTCGCATGATATAAAACGTATTTCATCTCCCCTCACTCCTTACGCGCCCGGATGGCTTGGGCTATTTCACTACTACGCACATAATTTGTTGCTGATGTAAAATTTTCAGCAATCTTAGCGCAGGCTTGTCTCTCATAATTGATCGCTGCTAACCAAGCTTGATAGGCCATGGTAGAACCATCCATCAATCCAGTTTCTCCATAATTTTCAAAATACGCATCGAACCATCTGTTAAAAGCTTCTTTTTCTGTAAGTCTAATAGGATTTTTTGGATCTGTAGTAAATTCTGGAGTCATTTAAACCTCATTTAAAAAAGGCTGGGCCGGCGGGATTCGAACCGCGCAATATTATCTCCCGAAACAGGGGAGCACCTTTACCAGTTTGGCAACGGCCCAGTTTTAATCAGCGCGGGCCATAAGGGGTTCTTTATCTAGTATTGACCCTTCCGCCACATCCCTAGAACGTGACTCTGCACCCGCGCCTTATTATCTCGGATTGGCGTGCAGTGACGCCTCGTTTTATACTTCACTGACAGGCTCTTACGAACGGGCCAGCGAGCCCTGCCGCACCGTTAACGACACCCACTGTCGGGTTATGCCGGCAAAGTCTCCGAGATAAATTTATTTCCTTTCCTCTAACTTTTCATTTTCCGTCATAAAATCTCTAACCCATTTAGATCTCTGTGCGAAAAGCTCACAAATATTTCTGAGCTTTTTCTGAAGATTTTTGTTCTCCACTCTCAGTCGATCTATTTCAGCTTCCAGATGAATCAGGCCCAATGCTAGAAGCTGAGGATCCGTCGTATAACCCCCGATTCCAGGCCAAGTATATCCTCTGATTTCTTTTTCTCTCTCAGGTGTCATCATATTAACTCAGTAATTTTCCAACGATGTATAGAGCCATTACAGCAAATAAAAGAGTGAGACCATTATTAACTACCTCCGGCCAGCTAATGGAGTGAAGCATTTTTATTTCCCTGTTTCTTTCCTTCCTGGGCGCTCCTAATGAGAGACTCCGCAGCTCCATAAAACATATTTATATGTCCCAAAATAGTATCCGTTATGGAGGGTTGATTTAGATCATTATCTATAAAGTCATCATTTATTAATTTCAGGATGTCTAGATAATCTTTGAATAGCCTTTTCTTTTCCTCTTTATCTACTGATTTTATGAAGGATTTTTCAAGCTGAGCTATTTTAAAGAACTTTTCAGTATATTCCTGTTCGAATTTCCTAAATTTAATCATTTGCCCCTCTCATGTTGCTCTTTATATCTTTCAAACGCTTTATCCATCATGGAGTCAATTGACTTCCTTGTTAACCAACTGTGACCCCACAAGATAAATGCGAATAGAACCAGAAAAGCAAGTAAGAGATAAATATTCATCTACGATTCTCCTCCTCTAAGAATAGTTGCTCGATAATCCAGCCTACAGCCCAGGTGCACAGCGCCACTATCATGAGCCAAGGTTTCCACAAGCCTATGGTTAAAAGAGCAATGACAGCGAGAGCCGAAATAAAGAGGATGGTTGTTTCGTAAAGGACTGCTTTTATGAATTCTCGCATGGCTCTTTTTTTTCGTGTTTCTCTAATTCTTTCTTAACCAATTCTCTTAAATAATCCTTACCGAAGTAATTGAGAACTGTCTGAAATTCCGGAGTTTCCGTTTTCTTCTCATTGATCATGCGCACACAATATTTACCCAATGATTCAGCCATTCCCCATGTTAGAGGAAATTTAGGTTTGATCATTTAGGACGCCAATCGGTTTCGTCCCAAGCCCCCTTACCGAGATTACAGGGTTTACAAAGAACCTGTAGATTTTTAGAATCAAGCGCTAGCTGAGGATATTTAGAACGAGGCTTGATATGATCGACCTGTATTATTCCTGATGAAGTTCCACAAATCATACATTTTCTTCCATATTTAAGAAATATCTCGTACCTAAGTTTAAGCCATCTTGGATTAGTGTAAAAAGATTTGTCGTAATTAGATTCTAGTTCCTCGGAGAGCTTATTAAAGCCAATAGCTTTGCTTTCCACTTCTGACGCATTCTTAGGAAGATATTTATAAAATACACATAATCTGCAAACCTGCCTGGTATGTTTTTGACCGTCTTTAAAGATCACATCCTGTAGATAAAGATTCCATGGACGACATTCCGGTTTGCAACGATTTTTTCTCTTAGGATATTTTATCTTACATAGATTGGAACAATATTTCCCGGTGACTCCTTCGTTCCTAGGATAGGTCTTTGCACATCCTCTACATATGGAATTTTTCAATTTCTCCCCCTCTTATTGAAGGCCCCGAGGCTTGGCCCGTAGGGCCGGCCCCCGGATGGGGCCGCCGACGGGGCCGAACAACCAGGAAGGGCGTTAGTTCTTCTACGACTTACACAATCCCGTACCTAAAAAGGTACACCTCTCCCACTACCAGAAAGTAACATGGTCAATTATATGAGTATGGATTGTGGCCTTTCCACCTATCCGCCAAGTATCGGCTTCCTGTGCCCGCTGCCGGCTTCCACGGCATTTAGATCGGTACTCTGGGTCTGCCCTTGCAGCTGTCCCTCACATAATCAGAATGACCCCTAATGGACTTCATATCCATCAACCCGCAACCGGGCGCGCCTTGATTGTCAGAGCGAGCTAATACGCAGGACCATTTTCCAACCACTTTTTTCGTTAATTTTCTCTTGATTTATCTTCCGCAATTTGGGAATTATGACACCAAGAGGCCATAAACAAAGATGTGGTAATCAAAGTTTATAAGTGCCGGGCCGGTTAAAATCAAGTTTTAATCGGCCCTTTTTATTTTATACTTCTCCTTCCACCTCCTAGACACTTCCCTTAGCTTCTCCGGGTTATTTTCTCTGTACCGAGCCTGAATTATCTTGTATCGTTCTGGATTCTTTTTCCGCCACTCATTGGCCTTTATGCTGTTGTACTTACTGCGGCAAATCTTACAGGTGTAGTGATACCCAGCCGTCGAATGACTGTTCTTGTGAAAATCTTCTAAATCCTTGGTCTTTTTGCACTTGTTACAAGTTCTTTTATTTTGCACGGAATAAATATTAAAAACCTAGACGCTTGCCTGTCAAGCTTTCTAAAGCAACCGGCTTTACATCAGCTTATAACCCGGCTATACCTCCCAGCCGGGAGGAAGTGTGAAGACAATCTTAATACTCATCAGTTTGGTAGTGAGTAGTTGGGCCTTTGCGGATCAATTCGAAGTCAAAGGGATATTCCAGTGCTGGAAGAACTTCGGACCAGTTCCGGAATATTACCAATGTCAAAGCGAAGGAACATTCGAGGCCCATTGCTGTCAGGACGCATTCAATAAGCTAAAAGAAGGCGATAATTGTTGCCACCGGCTTTATTCCGATTGGTTTAAGGGCACCTCGTGCCAGCAAGGGGGGCATCCATGAAGCTAATGAAGATTCTAGCTATCTTATTCCTAGCTACTTCATGCCAAGCAGATCAGAGCGATTACTCAAATCCTGGCCCAGATCCACGAGGATCGTCTCCGGGGCTTCCCAAACTCTACCATGTCGTAGGACGCATCCAATGCCAGTCCGATCAAAACTGGGGCTATTACTGCTCCCCTGACCCAGAGTTGAGAGATGCCACTGACTGTAACAATGGCAATATGCGACTCGAACGAGAACAGGCCCATTGCTGCAAGGTGACGCTCGTCAATGGGAAGATTCAAACAAACGCATGGAAAATTGATTATAAGCCAAAATCCTGCTCCCCTTTGTGGTAGGGATTTTGAAGAGAGAAAAGAGATGAATTATGTGGGAAGCGTTAGAAGCATTGTTCTATTGGCTGAAATCCAGGGGCAAGGCGCTTCCCACGCCTATTAGCCTTCTGTTAATTGGCATTGTGATGATTTTAACTTATGTGGTAAGCGTCTCTCACGTCCCAGTTACTGAGCCGATCGGTAAAGAAGTTAGTACCGGTTCAGAAACAAGAGGGATGCAACCATTAAAAACGGTTAGTCAATATAACTCCTCCCCTGCTCTTGTTCCTCTTGAGCGGGGGAATTTAGCCGCAGTACAACGACTTCCATTGGGACAAGGGCCCTTGTCCCTGGGCCGCAAGGCCCTAGAAGCCCCCACCAAAATCCAATCCAAAGAACCGGAATCGTATTCCTTTTTCAGAAATTTCTTAGAAGATCAGTTTCAGGCAGAGGGAATCGACAGAGAATTGGCAAAAGAGTTGTTGGTCCGGATCAAAATGGACCATCCTTTATCCGGCGATGAATATGATCTCAGGATTCCCATCAGAAACGTGTTTAAAACGTCCTCAGACGAAGAGATAGACAAAATAAGGGATATGGTCTTAGAAGTCTCTAGGAACTCGTTTCAGGCCTATTCCGGACTAGAGGAATAGGTTTACATTATTCCATGTCATTTTTGGTAAGTTCTGTGGGTAATACATCATCAAGCCAATGGTCAAACCAGTCCACGCAGATATAAACAGGGTAAAAGACCCAACAGCAAAAGGTAAGACTGCCTAAAATAAAGAATCCGACTCCATCTGCCACTTTTTTTTGTAAATTCATTTGCGCCCATCTCCTTTTGATGCCAATTTTGACTGACCTTAATGCTGATATCGATGCCGGCCACATGATTCACCTATAGGCCGGCATTTTTATTTCTTATCCCGCCTTCTCAATCTGTATCTTTCATCAAGTCATTATCATCCTGACAGTCGTCACAAAGCATTTTTCCAAAAGAGATGTTTGAAATTTCTCCACAAAATAAACAATATTTGGTGGGTAAATCTAAAGAATAAAGCGCATTTACTAACTCATGCGTTTCCTGTTTGATCTTCTCCATTTTTATCCCGCCTTCTTCATATCTGATTCAAATCCAATTCGTCCGGACTCAAATACCAGCTTACCCAGGGTCCTCTGATACTGCTCTACTTGGGTCCTTAACCATTGATTCTGTTGCGTGAGAATCAAATTTTCATTGGTCAGTTGTTGAATCCGTTCGTTGTGAATCTGAGGAAGATTAAAAGGGCTAGCCGGTTCTGTCACTGAGGGAACATTTTTGGTTTCCTTGGTATTTGTGAAAGCTTCCTTTTCCTTGATCCATTTATTAATAGTGGAATAAGGAATTCCAACCGATTTACAAAATGACGTGATGCCCTGGCCGCTCTGCTTCCAATCTTCTAGGATTCGGTCCTTCTCTTCTTGATTATAAGTTTTACGCGCTTTGTCGTTCAATACTTCTACTTTTGACATACTGTTTCCTTCCTTAATTAAGGTAGCTCGATATCAACATTGATATGGAGGTGCGCTCGATGAGTGCATATTTTGTACACCTCTATATAGAGCTACACTCGCTTGGTGTGAAGGAAAATAAAAAGGGCCGGAAATGAAGATAACCGGCCCCCAACCCATTCAACTTTACATTATAAGGAGTAATCTAGATTATTTCACATGCCTCTCACTGTTTACAATCTCCGTTTTCAGATGCTTTACAAAATCCTTTAACTGTTCGAGTGTCAAAAGCTTGGTTTCTTCGACATTATATCGGTTATTGAGAATCACTTTAATATTGGCGTCTGGGTAAGCTGCCATAAAGTTTTTGTAAACAGCCATCATTTCTTTATACAACTGGTCCCTGTTTTCCACAGGCGCATTAGCTACTGGTTTTATGTAGGGTTTACGATTATTCGATTCAGAATCATTGCCTGATGCTGCATTTCCATCGTCGTCTTCTTCTGCCTGAATACCTAATGCCGCACAAAGGGTATATCGCCTAGCGTAAGTAATAGAAGACCCGGTATCTTGAGGTCTTTGACTTAATACCAACGGAAAATTTCCCGATCTCCATTGCCCAGAAGAATGCATGATAGTTGTCCAAAGCCAGAGCTGTCCTCTCTCATCGGATCTTGTTTCCTGAGTAAAAGAAAGCCCATGCTTAGCGAGTACCGGCTTTACGCTTTCGATAATGTCTGAAAGATCTGCATAGCAGTAACTGTAATTTTTTCCATCCCTAGTGGTTACCTTCACACTCCTATTCTTAGGAATCGGCGGGAATTCGGCTTGAGCCTTCGAAAGGGCCGCTGCTAAATCATTCAACTGGTTAGATTGAAATTTGTTAGGGGCCGTTAAATTTGATAATTCAACCGCCAAAGAGCCACTTTCTGATAATTCATTGGGTAACATCTGTTTATCCTCTTTGTTCCGGCGAAACAGCTCTAAATCGTAAATGTTCATAGCTGTTCGCCTATCATGTTTTTGTCAAAAAGGGATATGTCATAGACGGGCAGCAATTGCAAGCAAAATTCCTATTTTTGCTGACATTTTTCAGACAAAAATATTGCGCAGAAATTGCTTTGTGGTAATAAGACGATAGGAGGCAGCTTATGTTTGAATTGAAACAGCATGTTAAGGGCGTTCATGGTGAGAGAATTACCGTTAGATTTGAACCTATGCAGGCTAAAAAACTAGAAGGTATTGCTGGTCATGAAGGTTGGAAAATTTCAGATATGATTCGTGAAGCGGTAGACCATTGGGTTGAGGAATATAAAAAAAGACCCGGTTCTAAACAATTGTCCTTTTTATAATGAAAACCCCCGGTTGCTTTTCAGCCGCCAGGGGTTTATGTTTCGATCAAATTTTGTAAGGCGCTGAGTATTAGTCTCGAAAACAAGGCTCAGCTCCTAGACTGCATGTGAACGGTCTATACGATTCTAATCGTGAAATCAAGCACATTGCAGCTCGTTAACTGGAGAGGTACCCGCAATCCAGAGCCTAAGAGCAGCGTCGAAGTCGGCACTTAGGACAGAAAGCCAATCCTGGCTATGAGGGACAAGGACGTTTCTCACCGCTTCAGCTAACGAAAAATTCATCCCTAATGGGAACGTGTACCTTGAGTGTAACGGTGTCCTGGGTACTGAGGGGCCTTCTGCCCCTCAAGCTCCCCTGAACTGTTCCGCCTTCCAGGCTGGAACAGTTTTTTAAGACTTTTCTTCACGACCGACACATCGAATAGGGCTTGATATGAACGTCTACTGTAGCCGTGTGCCTATCATTCGCAAACCATTTCTCCGCTGAAATTCTGAAGAAATAGCAATCGTCTATTTGGAGATAGTCTGCCAAGCAGTCATGGATGGCTTTTAACCTATTACTCGTATCCATCTTCTTAGGCCTGCCATCCTTGGTAAAGACTTTGGACTCTTCAAAGAGGAACAGGCAATGGACGTCAAGATAGAGACGGTTTGCCACCCAATTCTTAAAAATCTCTCGGTATTGGCTCAGTTCTGTCTGATGTCTCCACCAATAGGCATTCATGTCTGATTTAAATTTTCTTAATCCTTCTGAGGCGGCATGCCTGATTTTACCATTGCTAGACATAAAGGATTTGTACTGAGAATTGCTAGAAACAGGCATGGGTAATCCATTGATTGATATCAAGTCAGTCACGGTTCACCTCACTTTATGGACGTTTAAGATAGTTTAGCCGATTCGTTACTTTATCCACATAATTTTGATTCTGATATGTGCCGTCAGCTGCCTTAGTAGGATGACCCGCATTGTAAGCAGAAATAGCATCGGATCGGGTTGGATATTTTGCAACAATAGTCTTAAGGAATCGACAGCCGTAGAGCACACCAAGCTGGGGTTGCACCAGTAAAACAAGCGTTCCGTTAAATCCCAGACTTCGGGCATTGCTTCCCATGATCTGAAGAGGCCCAAAGGACATCTTCTGAAGTTGTACCTCAGTCTCTAGCGTAATACCTAGCTGGCCCGCATATTTATCCGGGTTAACGAGGTATTCCCACTTAGGCTCATATCTGACCTTAGTAGTATCCAGTGAGGATTCCACAAAGGAGATAGCTAGGGCCAAGTTCACATCTAGACCCATGCCCGTGGAGATTTCTTTGACATAAGAAATAGTCCTATCAGAGTCCATACCTATATATTACATTAATTTTATTAAACTCAAGTGATTTGTTAATATTTTTTAATGCCGACACAATTCACACAGTTAGGAATCGATGGTCCCATAACAGCGCTACAAACAGGGCAGAACCATCCGGTAGCATTAACCTCCGGCCAGGTATTATAGATCACTCGCGTGTCTCCGTGAATAGGACAAGTGATCTTAGATACGGCACAAGTACAAAATGAGAGATCATCCACTGTTGTCATTTAATCTTAAACTCACCCTTCTATCAGCTTTGCTCTTCATCATTCTAGAGCCTGAAAACTTAGGGGCTTCCTTTTCTGCTCTTTCTTGATTGTGTTGAGCAAAGGCAGATTGATTCAGGGCAATTGATTTCTTATTTAAAGCGCTGTCCATGGGTTGACCCAAGAATAGACTTAAACCTGACTTTAATTCAAAAGGAATTTCTTTATCTTGGCTGAGATGTTCTACCAAAGCCCCCATTAATTGATCGCTAAGAGATTGGGCAAGCTCTGGATATAGATTTCTCAGGTGATTCATATCCGAAGGAGTCAGCTGTTTTGTCTTGAGATACTCTAAGGTCATTAAGGGTTGCTGTGCAATTCCAAGAGCGCGCCTATATTCCTGAACTTTATATTTATCCGGTTTAATAACGGGATCCAGAGGCCCCATCTTCTCTTCTCTCGGTCTCAGTCTATTTAGATAATTGGCAGTCTGTGCCAGCGTCGAGGTGATTTTAATGCCATGATCGGGAAGATAATAACCTGTGGTCTCTCCCACCTTTTCAAGCTTAGAAGGATTTAATTGAATTTCTTGGAGTTTTTTGTCTAGATCGTCCAACTGTTTAACAGTCGGGTAAAGATCATCTGACAGTACTCTTTTACCAGATTCAAAAACCGCTTTAGAAGTCCTCTTAACAAGATTTTCTCCCCGAATGCTCTTACTATAGAAATCGGTCATGGCTTTAAATGCTGCCGAATCGATCGATTTATTAGATCCGAGCCATTTGAGCATTCCCAATCTCACAGCATCAGGAACCTCGGAAGTCAAAAGATGGGCAATTGTGGCAAATCCAATTGACGGAATATGTCCTTTGCCTACTAATTCAGCTGAGAGAAGGGCTAGAGTTGCGGGCCAGTACTTTTTATTCTTTGCCTCTGTCCTAGCCGTATTGGAGAAGTTGAATTTAGGATTTTTGAACTTATCCAGCATGGTTCCGATAGAATTAATCTGAGCTTCTTTATTTCCCATGACAAACTGCTGAAGCTGAGGAGAAAGTTTTCTGATCTGATTCATGAGCCTCACAGGGCTCAGATTCCCCGCCGGGTCAAAGCCTTCAGACAGCACCGAATCGATATAACTTTGTCTTAAAGTCTCTGCGGCATGAGGGAAATTGTCTCGTAAATGGTCTAAGAGGAAAACATCATTCTTGGCCTGAAGTTTTGTAGCGATTCCTTCAGCATCTTCCGAAATCATTTCCTTCAGCCTTTTCCCAAAGCCTGAAAGGGTTTCGTTCTTAATCTTTAAATGGGCAAGAATGGGATTCAACTTCTGATAGGCTTGCTTATAAACATCTCTCGCGGCCTGGATGACTCCCGGTTCTTTTGAGAATGAAGCCAGAGCGTCGATTTCGACATCTTTTAGCACTGACATGATCTCGCCCACGGCATAATTCAAATTGGAATTTCCAGGTAAAGGATTGTACTTTTTCCCTACATAACTGATCAGACTCTTGAGATCAGAAACCGTTTCCTGCTTAGGAAGGTCGTGGATGACTTCGCTTAAAAGCTTTTTCATCTCGGATTTTTCAATCTTATTCCAGCCTTCTCGTTCTCCTAGCTCAATCAGTTTATCCACTCCCTGAGACATGAGCCCTGGTCTTTTAATTTCTGTATAGGTCGGAGTGACATAAGGATTGGCCAAGCTTTCTTGGGTCTGAACTCTTTCGATTTCATCTATGGGTAACTTCTTACTTCCATAGCGGGCTTCTATTTCTTCAAACTTTTTAATAGCAGGATCAATAATGACTTTGGCGTCTTCTGCTAAAGCGTGGCCAAGTTTCGTTCCTACCGTGTGTTTGTCAAAAGTCTTAGGGGCTTCTCCTACTTTCCTTCCCAATCCTTCTACAATCTGTTGGGATGCTGCCTCTCTGAAATCAGACATCCTTTTCTGATAAGAAAGCCCTGCTTTATTATCCGTCTGAGAGAGTTTCAGAGCCATCTCTTCACCGGCCGGAGAAGTCATAGATGCTTTCACAGCTGAGTCTATTTCTAATCCGCTCTCTGCAATCGCATTATCAAGAGCCGTTTTTTCAACTCCTTCGATTCCGCCATAATGATCGGCCAAGGATTTAAGCTCAGAACTGACCTTCTTACCGACTGTAGCCTTCCAGAATGAGCCAGCAAGAGATAACCCCCCACCCAAAGCTGCATCAAGCCCTACACTTGTTAAAGCTGTACCTACCGTTTGCCCCGGAGTTTTATCTAAGTACTTTGAAATCTGGGAGCCTGTCCCAAAAGCCGCCATCTCAACAGCAGCCCGTATGGCCTTAGAACCTACTTTATTGGCAATAGGTACAACATGGGCGAATGTCTCACCGATCTTGCCTAGAACCTTAGCTTGTCCTGTCCCGGTTAAAAGACCGGCGGTAAAACCGAACATCTGACCCGCCGTTGAACCAACTGCGCCTAGACTTTCTTCCCTCAATCTCCTATTTTCCGGGGAAAGATTCGGTACACCAATCTGATGTAAGGCTTCTTCTGCTGCCGTCGCTACAGGCCCAGCAAAACCTTGTGCCACTGCCTCGGCACCTGCAAGGAGAGTCTGTGCAACCGTGCCATGTTCCTCAATTTTCATTTCATGATTGAGCTGTTCAAAAATGGGATCCTGTTTCTTAGGCTCTAAAAGAGTCTGATTTGGCACTTGAGGCATAGAAATTCCTGCCTCTTCGTTCTCCATCTCTTTTCTAAGCTCTAGACCAATATCCCGTTCCATTTAGAACCCATACTTTCGTTTCGTATATTGGATGACCTTTTGTATAGCAGGGTCTGGATTATTCTGATTTTCGATAACCCATTGTTTTTTTAAATTAATAGCTTTCTGCTGAGGTGATTCCGTTCCATAATCCAAACTGGTCGATGCAAATTTATCTAGGGGGATGCCTGTGGCTGCCTGGAAGAATGACCCTACCTGTTTTGTTTTGATAAGATTGATAAAGTCTCTTCGTTTATTTTCCGTGGTTGCCGAACCTTCTCCGATTCTTTTGAAAAAATTCTTAGCAAAGGACTCGGCCTGTTCTTTAGTAAAAGAACCTTCCATCATTTTGACCAAGGTTCCTGTAAAGGTTCCCTTGGCTCTTGCGGCGTCGAAAGGACTTAAGACCTGATTAATTTTTTGCAGTTCATCCATGGCACCCAAAACGTTGGTTTCCATTCGTTTTAGATTCTGCATCTCCTGAATTTCTTTTCCGGCTTCTTTCTGGAGATGATGGTCTTTAATGCCTCTCAGAAGGACAGTAGGATCCGCGTTGATAATTCCCTGAGTTCTACTGGCCTCCATAAAGGATCTTCTTAGAGTATTTTCTTCAATCTCTTTATCTATCTGTGCCAGCAGGGGAGCTGCACGAGCTTGAGCCATTGGGCCAGCGGCCTCGGCGGAAAATTGTTCTATTCTCACTTTTGCAGCCTGTAGAAGCTGGTTTCTGGTTTCTAGAGTGGCCTGCATATCACTTTGGGTAGCTTCTCGGTTCATTTTCCAAAGATTATAGGCTTTATCCTGAGCATTCTTTTGAGCCAGAATATCATCGTCTATAGCCTTATTCAGTTGATCGAGTGCGGCGTTTTTCCCTGTTCCACCGCCCCCCATACCGCCAAAGATCAGACCGATTGCAGTCACTACCTTACGACCCGTGGTCATATTATCAATCACTCGCCTCGGATCTATTTTATTTTCTCGATATTCTTTCTCTAATTCCTGGTCCTGTGCTCTTCCTCTTTGATAAATCTGTTCAGGAGTCTCCATTGAATCGAGCTTCTGAGCGGCCCTTTTATATTCCTGAGCTTGTTGCTGGGAGGCCCTTTGTTCTGCCTGGGCACCTTTTTTAAGATTCTCTCGCTCTTCTTCAAGGTAGGACTTCTTAGGTTGTGCCTGTTCAGCCTCTTTTGGTTTTACTACTGGAGCTTCGGTAGATACGGGTTGAGTTTCAGCAACTTCAACGGTAGCTGCCGGAGTTTCCACCGCCGGAGAGGGAGGGATCCCTTGACTAGCCTCCATCATTCTTGCTTCTTCAACAGTCTTAGGTAAAGAAGCGGCTTGTCTATCAAACCGCTCCTGTGCAGCTTCCATATCAGGCGTAAACATTTCGGCGATGTATCCGAAATCATCGTTAGAAGCGATCTTGCCGCCCTTACTATATTTTTTAATCTTAGAGAGTTTACCGTGCATCTCTAAATTGAGATTTTTTTTGGAAATATGAAAATTCCTTCCATCTCTTTCATCATGAATCTCATAAGCCTGCGGTGTCTCCTCGACGAGTTTGTAATGATTTGGAATATTCATGACATTCCTCCCCCGTACATCTTTTCAAGTCGTTCAACACGTTCTTTCAGACTCTTCTTTTTATCGGCGATGCGTTTATAATCTTTTTTAGAAACTTCGACATCTTTTTTACTTTTAAGATGTTTAACGAATTCCGCGGCTTTAGAAGGTGCATCTTTCGCATTGGTAACGCTTCTTGGAAGCACAATTTCCCCTGGGCTGAGAAGAGCAGGAACCTTGTCATTCTTTACGCTATTACCTTTGATTTCAGCGTGTCCCGGAACCTCACCTGCACTCTCTTTGAAATGATCAGGGTATCTTATCTTGGCGATGCTCCTTACGTGTTCTGGCACCTTTCCACCTTCGGCTCCAAATAATCCGCCAATGAGAGGAACTTTTGAACCGACATCGGTAAAGACGCTTCCAATCCCGCTCAAAAGTCCTTTATGAGTGTCTCTTAAAGCTTTCGCATTTTCTTCGGCTGTCTTAGAATTAATCCCTTGTGCCATTTCATAATTACGGATCCCACCCAAATTTTGTTCATTCTGGGCACCTGCGCCGATCCCTAAGAGTCTGGCGTTGATCTCTTGTTCATTTAAATTTTGCCCTGCCATAGTGGCCTGTTGTCTCGCTAACTGATCTTGTGCAGCGAGCTGTTGTCGTGCTTGAAGTAAGGCTGCATCTGCATTTGCTCTGTTTTGAATCGCTGAACCCTGCTGCGCAGCCTGTTTGGCGATTAATCCGGTATTTGCTCCAGCACCTCTCTGACTAGCCATCAGAGCCCTTTGTGCTGCGATTGTATCAGCGGTATTTTGTCCTAATTGTAACTGTGCCGGATTAGGACCACCTCCGTTGACCTGTTGACCTAGAATGTTTGCCAGGGTCTGCTGCTGCTGCCTTAATTTCAGTGCATCCTCGTAGCCCTGAAAAGCCCTTCCCGCGGACTGATCTATCACATCTGTATAATTACTGGTTTGTGTCGGCGCCAGCTGTGCTTGATATTCATTTTGTGGTGTAAAGGCCCCTGCGATACCTTTTGTGAGACCGGACAGAGGAGACAGAACCGTCTGAATGCCCTGGCTAACTCCTCCCTGGATGGTTTGTCCAATCCCGGTATTGGGAGCCTGAACCACACCCCCCACATCAAAGTGTTCCATTCCGGCTTCCATGAGAGCCTTAGCTAAAGATCGATTCATAACCGTTTTTTGTGTACCCATAACCTCATCCAATCGATTGAGCTGCCGGAACTCGTGGCCAGCCTTTTTTCTGCCCAAAAACAACTGTTAGGCCAGAAAATGTTATTCCGGCTCCGGCCGGAAGTCCTGCTGTTGAATTAAAGAATTCTTGAAAGGTCATTTGTAATGACTGACATTTCTGATTCTCAAAGTTAATTCTCCATTGTTCTAACTGAGACACTCCGCCATACACTGCCGTAGATCCGTAGGGAGAATCAGAACCATAAGTGTTCGTCGAATTGAGAGGATTGATATTAAAACTTTGGATGGCCGCCGGATTATAATCATAGGCAATCTTCGTATTGAGAGAATGAGGACTTTGATAAGTTCCTAGTAAAAACGCCCAATAGGCCCTTTGTAATCCTTGGATCCCTGACAAATTAATCCAGCCCGTTTGAATCTTCATCAAAACAGGATCCGCACCATCGAGATAAGAGCCTGGATTTTCCTGAAGCACCTGGCCATAAGGATTGATATAGGTGTGTAGCCCTTGGTAGATAGTTCCAGAAAGAGCCTTAAGATTCTTAAATGTTCCCCATTGATTGTAATAGTAATCATACATTAAGGTAACATTGTTGGAGAGGGTAAAAATGACATAAGTGGTTCCGGGGATAGAGTTCGCACTTAACACAGAATATTGATTGTAAGCTTCTACCTCTGCCCCTATATATTTGGTTGAAAGATCTCTTCCTAATAGCCAAATGCCTTGATTTTGGCTTGCTTGGAACATTAACCCTATCGGTGTAAAAATAATCGAATTATCATTTATTGACCCTACAGCACTGGTGATGAAAATAGGTTCACTATATTGATTGTTATTCCCGGTGGAATCAGGACCTATTCCATTAATGTAGTAGAGTGCCTGTGTCTTAAAGATAATTAGCTTATCGTCCATCACAGCCAGTGTCTGCATAGGGCCAGTTGACCCCTCAGCACTGACCGTAGGACTGACGTATCTTGTCAGATTGAGCGACATCTCTACCGGAGTACTATCTATGATGAGCTGTGAAAAATTCAGGTTATTTGAATCTTCTGCGTTGATGGAAAAAAGTCTGTTATCGAAAAGGGTAAGTGACTTACAGGCTGGGCCACCCGTATTTTCTAAAACCCCTCCGACCGTATAAAGGATCGAGTTGCCCACAATAGAACTATCTGCCGAAGTATCAGTAATGGTTACCTGATCCGAACTAGTGACGTTCAGCGTGGGGGATGTAACAGAGGTCACTTGATAATAGGTGGGCTGAGCCGTACTTGCTCTATAAAGCACAATCTTAACCGGATTATTAATTTTATAGGTAAGCCTAAGAGTAGGGACTTTAATAGTCACGGTATTGGATGATCCACTCAAAGAGCTCGACGACAAAGCAGCAGCTACACTGATTCCTGACCTGTGTATATTGCCTTGATTATCCTGCCATTCGTAAGTTGCTATGTAGCTATAAGGCTGAGTAGTGATGGAACCCCCGCTAGAAGCGGCCGTAATTGCGTTCGGATCGAGATCAGGCCAAAGATGAAAATTCTGCTCACAAAGAGTGTTCCCATCATAAGCCCACATGAATCCGCCTGTCAGATTCAGGTTTCCTCCTATTTCCGCTGAAATTAAAGAGGAGCTAGAGAAATCTAGTTTAATGAGATTAACCCCCTTCTGCGCGTAAACTCCCTGATTCTGTCCACCAGAAGGTGCATTTTGGTTCTTATTTACCGAGGCAATAGCAAATTGATAAAGATAAGGGATTGTGACGATAGTCCCCTGTACTGTGGCTGAAGGGATCCCAGCCGTCAAATAACCGCCCCCATTTTGGTAAGCAAATTTTGCGTAAACATTTCCACTGCTGTCACATAAAAAATAAGTAGATTGATAGGTCGATTGATAGGCAGTCAAAAGGTAAATAGAGCTATTCATGATGAATGGCTTCGAAGCGATCCCTACCGATCTCACAATAGTGGCAGGGCTAGATACCGTTCGAGAACTGGTAACAGTCAAGCTACTGATATAATTGGAAGCTGGACCACTGCTCCAACTATAAGCGTTTGATATTTCATAAAATACCGTGAGAACAGAAAGATTTGCCGAGGTAGCCAGATTTAAAACTCCGCTGCTGCTGGTAAACTGAGTGGGTATCATTACGGAGTTTAAATTTGCATCTACGGCAAGAACATACCCGCTACTTCCGGCATAATAAGTCACCCAGATGAGATTTAGACTTAAAGGAGTATTTTCACCAGCCACGCTAATCATCGTCCAATCAACAACAGAGCTATCACGAGTCACAGCACTGGAAACAACCAGCGACCCGGTAAGAATCACCATTTTGATTCCAGAAGAGCTTGCCCCGTTATAAGCGATATAAAGTCTATTGTTAAAAACAGCTCCGTCAAATGCCACGGTTGAATGAGGCTGATAAGATGCTGCAATATCAGCTGGATTAGTGACGCTAGAGGGCTGAGAGATATCAACGGCGATATATTTTAAATGGTATACCCCTGCTACATTGACCGTATATAAAATGACAAAGTAATTAGAGAGAAGAAATACCCGAGGAGTTCCGTAAGTGGGATCCGCACTGGCAAGCTGAGTCGGTGGAACGATATACACTCCCGTGGTTCCATCTAAAACCGCGTAGCTGAAGATATTTGCATTGATATTACTTGGGTTTTGATCCGTATAGACCACACAGACCGAACCATTCGGAGCCGTCACCGCATCACATTGCGTCTGATTCGTACTGCTTCTGACCGCTGGTAAAACGCTCAATTGAATAGGTATAAAGTTACCATGAGAGGACCAAGTCTTTGTAGCGCCGGAATAAGATTGAAGATTGGTTCCAATAGCCAATAAGTCGTTACTGAAAGTAGAAAGAAACGTATACCCTAGTGAAGGAT